GGCACTGGCAGTTACCTGCAATTCCTCGCGAGCAAGCTCGCGATTCTAACCGGGGGTTAAACTTTAAAAAGTACGCGAGCATTATTGCTCCAACCGTCATTCAACGCAAAAACGTTTTATATCAGGTCGACTACTGGGTCACACAGTAGGATTTACAAAATTTTGTTCCCGCAGTTTCTGCTAACTGCGCGCCGCGCCTACTGGCGCGACGATTTTAAGGACCGAACAGCGCGATCCTCTTGTTGTTGTCCATCACCTGGTTCCTCAGGAATAGGCAACGCCGGAAGCCACGAATAATAGTGCAAAATTGGTGCTCCTGTAAAAAAGTAAAGACTGAAATCTTCACCAACAGAAACATAATTTGCCATTCGTGCCGGCGACCCTTCATGAGGAACGTTCACATACCATCTAAGATCATGAAACCAATCATTGAAAACGCTAGATGTGAGGTCAGCTTCCTTAGCCATACCAAACCTAAAATTGGAATAATACGGATATTCTACCTCCAGACACGGATTCACTCCAGTGGCTGTGGCGTGGGAACCTGGCCAAGTGTGGGGCAATCTCAAAACACCTTCCCTATGCATAGCACTAGGATCAGCAACACCGTCCGATGGTGCCACAGATTCAGTGTAAGCAGCTGGGACAGATCGACGAGTAGCCATAAGCATACCCGTGGAATTTTGATCCCCACCGAAAGTTAGATATTTCCAACGCATGGCACCACGATATCCAGTGAAGGCTGGCATCAAATAATTCAATAAAGTCATGTAACAATAGTTGAAATCATAATCACCAGCATTGGAAGTGGCTTCGTGAATCGCGCCAGGAGCGCGGCCACGATGGTAAGGAACATTGTTGGCCCGTCTTGTGTACCACACAGGTCCACTGGAAGGCACTCCAGAAACAGAATGGAGATTATACCGTTTTAGACACTGTCTGAATGACGTGATTTCTTCACCATAGTGAACATGCATCATGGGGTCGGTCTTGTCAGTTGTGGCACCAAGAGTATTAACAACTTGACTCTGCATGGGAGCAGAGGGCTCAGAGGTATTCTCCTGATCACTCTGAGGGATGGATTCTTCAGAAGACTGAGTATCCAAAGCAGCGGGAGGAACACGAACAAAATTCGTAATTCCTCAGTGCATCATCATCGGGATTAGCAACTTCGAAATCATCACCAGCACTAACAAAAACATTAATGCTGACGGTATTATCGACAGTGGAATTGGGGACAGTGAGCTCATTGACAACATAAACTCGTAAGACACCGTTGCCAAACATCCCTGGAGTGATGGAAGATGCACCAGTTCCAAAACCTTTGTCATCAACACCTGGTTCGGTGTGAGTCAAAAAGCCATAATCACTACCCCAACCAATTTGAACGGTAAAATCCTTATCTTCAGCGATATCTATAATATGAGTGTAGTTGGTAACATACTCATTAGACTCGAATCCATAAGGATCCCACACGACTTTAAGACGTCCTTTATGGAAATTTGAAGCGACAACTTGAAAACGAAATTTCATGGAGCCCCTCCAATGCATAAAAGGTAAGGTGGCGAAACAACATGCAGGCAAATGCAATTCGGTTTCGTTAGCACCTTCACCGTCTGTAAAAGTACGTGTGTCAAACAAAGTGGGTGAGACAGTTGACCACCACAGTGAGGTCTCCGTTTGATCTTCAGGAGACCACGCAAACTGTGTCAAATATGACTCTCTGCAAGCGATAGACTTGATTACCATCTCATCTGCACCACCGAGGCCCGTAACACGAGGATCCACGGTGAGTTCTTGCTTAGCGTCAATCGATAGTTTTGTTGTGGAATCGGCAGTATTAGTATTTGCCATATTCCCCACAAATGATGGGCGATACGGAACTATATCCGCTAAAACAGCAGGCCTAGAATAACCAAATAGACGCGCCACACCAGCGACTGCATTAGCAGCCATCTCTGTGGCTTTAGCGTAGGGCGCAATGGGCGCAATGCTGGTTAACTTGCCTGCAATGCGAGCTACCAAACTCGCTGGTGCCGAAATGGCACCGTCCTTAGCATATTCATCGGCCTGAGTGTCCAAAGGTTCTTCGGAACACTGAGGAGACAAACCGCCAGGATTGGTTGAAGTGGGCGTGGAAAGAACTACATCCTCAGCCCAAGCAAAAACAGAAATGGTAACCCTATCATCAGCACCGTTAGCATGCTTCAAAGGATTCATCTCCGTAATTGTCATTTGACCCATATCATTCCAATCTTCATTTGGAATATTAAGCATGTTCTTATACCAAAAGAATGGCAAGGTAAGAGAACCGCCTTGAGAAGTGGTTGGATCTAAGTAAATATGTGGCTTTTGTGACGCCTGGATCAAATCTTGTCGAAAGAAAGAAACCAAGCGCGTAAAGTCATCGTGGGTGTGCAGTGGATTATACAACGCCATGAGGCGCCCATAATGGAAACCATTTCCATTAATTAACACTTTCACATTCAACTTGCACCTCAATAAATTGAAATTGGAAATCCTATTCAAAATTCGAGGATTGTTGAAGTAAAGGGACCACGGATTAAAAACCTCGTGGAAGGGCGAGACAGACGTAGTCCACTCAAAATTTGCTATCTTTATAGGACGCTCAAAGAAATTCGCAAAAGAAGCATCAGGGCTATCAGCTATAGCACGTGTTGTGTCCATTTCAGAATCAACAACATAATGATAAGCCGGATTTTGATCTGTAAACCTGACATTCTGTTCTTGCGCATCTTTTTCCCCAACATTTGTAGTAACGTTAAATAGTGCTTCAGAACTCTGGGTATCCAGTGGTTCGTCATTAGTTACATAAAATGATTTACGAGGGTTAAAGTCTTCACCTTCAGAGAATAAGAACTTCTCAACAAAGTTGAAGATCGCGGTGTCCGCCGCTAAGTATTTTTGAGTTCCACCTGAACTGTGACATGGAGATTTGGACTTCGTGATCTCCGAAACACCTGTGGTAAAAGAAAGCCAGCTAATTCATGGGATCCGCGATCGGCTCAAAATTCACGAACCCGAATTCAATTATAAATTATGGATGCAGTGTGTCGCAAAGGTTGACGCCTATATCTCCACCTGCACTGGGGATACGGTAACCAATCTACCTAAGAAACCAGTATTTATCCCAGCAGTGAGTAAAACTTCCTCAATATCTGGGGTTCGGGACTCGTCCAAACCGATAGATGTCACAAACTTATACCCTTGTTCGGTGTAGGTAAAAGCAAAAACTGTGAACGTGGGAACAAGAACGCTAATTGCTACTGCGTACTTTCTCGCTTGATGTTTAACATATCGTTTCCGGCGACGATCGCCTTTAACAAATTTAGTTTCGACAACAGCTATGAAAGAACACGTAGGAAAATAAAAAACTAAATCCGGAGCGCCAAACATAGAGCAGCCCATGTAATCATTTCGTATAACGGGTCTCACTGGAAAGTCAGCAATCACTCGCTCAACGAGCAAATCTTCGTCTTGGATCTCTTCGGAACTCTGAATGTCTAATACATCCAAAGCATCGGTATATTTGACAACTGGTAGAGTACGACCTTGAAAACGTGCTAATAGCTCGTCATAGTCGTCAAGGCCATCGAAAACATCAAGAATGTCTGCTTCCTTGGCCACTTCCAAAAGTTGTGCTCTGCGTTCTTGAAAAACCTGCTTGCCATGGTAGAAAAATTCCATATTAGCAGCAGAAAGAGCTTGTGCAGCGATCTGAGTATTTAAGACATCACTCGTTTTGTTATACATGTAATTATGTAAAGACTTTGCGATTGAGTCGACCTCTAAAGGTGCGACCCAAGCTCCGATATCTTCATCGTACCTGAAACCCCTCTTCAGAAAAGATATATCATCTAACGTAATTAAGGGTACAGATTCAGCCTGTTTGTCAGCCATGGTATAAGTTACACCCAGCTGACGCAGGACCTCAGACACCGAAGTGTGATTAAACTTGTGCTCAGATTCAGAAACACTTGCTGCATTATCGTCACCATAGCATACTAGTGCCACGGCGGCATCAAAATCTACAACGTCTTCGTCCTCATGTAGAACGTAATAAGCGTATCGCAAATATAAACTATTGCAAAGATTGTTAATAATAACAGTAAGTGGGTGACCTGATGGGTTGGACCCAAAAAGCATGAGAAATACACCATCAAATTCATAAAGAGGTATGCAAATTTCAGTTGCAATGCCTTCCATGACTCTGATGTAGTCTTCTGTATAACCAGCTTCTTTCGCAATCTTGATAAGAATGCGGAAAGCATAGCGAGTTAACAATGGACTAATGGCTTTATCAAAAGCTTTGTAATCTCCTGCAATCATGCGGTCCTTGCCCAGACGGGTTAATTCATGCTTTAACTCCTCCCATTGAGGACCATGAGCATTAATGCCAACAGCACACTCAAAATGTTTCCAATGAGTTTGCATTAATCTTACAATTGGCAAATAGTATTTCCGTACTAGACAGGTGAAAGCGAATTCGCATCCTGCAAAAACCCGAATTTTATCTTTGGTGAACTTAACCGGTTCATCCTTAAGATTGCCTCGGTGTATAGCATAAATGCGATCGCCTGTAAGGAGCACTTGCTCCATTCGCTCGACTTCGGCCCAATATTGCGGGTCTTCAAAGTCGATGGGTTCGGTAACGCCAGGAACTTCTCGGTCAACCGGACCTAAAAACTCTTTCTTCTTCTTATTAATAGGAAATCCCATCGAAGAATTGAGTTCAACACGATCAACCGATGTGACGCCATCCATACCCGACAGAACGTAATCCTTTGGATAGGGGTGTACCATCTTTAAAGCTTCCGGCTTTCTCTCAAGAAACCTCATTACTTTTCGTTCCAAATCACAATAGGCCCGTTCCAAAATCTTAGGCGAAAATCCATTAGGAGGAAACGCCATAAGGTTCAGATCACGAGCCCAATGTTTTTTGATATCGTGAGGATTCGGTGGACCATGTATTCTAGGAATATTCATGACCTCTGCAACAGCTGGAGAAATCGGAGAACGGCGAACGTGCGATTTAAATCGTACAGATCCGCCGCCGTGAGCTCCAATAACTTCAACAAGAGGCTGTGAGCCATCCTTATCGGTCATCCACTTAACACAATGTTTCTTTTCAATTGGTTTGTCGGGTACGTAATCAATTCCATATTTACTGGTAACGAATTCACCCGAAGAGTGGAGTGACAATGGATATTTCCGGTCCAAAAGAGTAATACCTTCTAAAAGTTGTTTTCGCGTAAGAACTCCTGCGGCACCATAATTAGTGCCATTACGACCAGCAAGGTGAAAGCCAATAATGGCAGCACCACGCTGAATCGCAACCACAGGAGCCATACATAAGCCTGGGAATGTAGGACGAGGATAATTATAATCTATACCTTCAAATTCACAAGCTTTGCTAACTAACTTGCGTTTAGATAAGATTCTCACACTATCACGCGAAACAAAACCATTTTCATCCTTATGAACAATGGTCGCATGTAGTCTTCCTGAGAGAGAAAAATCGTCTTCTACAAGAAATTTGGAGAATCGTGGGACATCACCTCCACAAACAAGGCGAACTAAGGAGAAATCTCCATCCAGCTTAACAAAACAAGTAGGATCAATCTTTTGCGAAAAATTCTTCCCAAGAGTATCGCGAGGTGTAGTTTGAACTTCTACCTCTAACTCATGATCGGCAAGCATATGCGTTGGCAAAAGCCAAACATTACCTTCGACAGGGAAAATATCGCATTTACGCCTAGTTCCGGAGACACGATCAGTAATCGTTATATGTCCAATACTCTTAGACAATTTAGAAACTATGTCATCAACTGTCGTGCAACGGCTATATTCAGTCTTGCTAAGAGTGACAGGTTTGACAGCCTTCCAAGGATTCGGCACATCAGTGTCCAACTTCTCGGGTGGTTTCAAACCACTAGAAAGATCCACTATCGGAATAGGAGCAGAATCCTGCTCATCCAAAGGATCACTGGGTTTACTCACAGTATTACCTTGTTCAGTCAACTCTCGGATGCGGTTAAAATGGCGCAGTAATTCTATGCCGCCATAAACGGCAGCCGAGATACCAAGAGTGGCAAGAGTACCAATCAGGACTTCCTTTTTATGTTTCTCAAAGGCTTCCTGAATAGTATCACAGGCACCCTGAACCCACTCGAGAGAAGCAGAAACTTTGCGCTCTACATACCAGTCAGCAACAGCTTCCGCCAACCTCTCAACTGGATTAGGAGAAAGGTGCCGGATAGTTGCATTGACTTTGCGTAGAAGAGCGGGATTGTCGGTGTCGTGTTCCCCTAAGGGATCCAGAAGACATTGTGAGTCCAGTCTCTTACCTTCAACAACAATTTCAGGTTCGGAAGATTCGCAAACAAGTGAAGACTTGTTGCAAAGAGGACACTCACATGGAGCGTAGGAATGTTCACAAAGTTCCATCTCGTAAAGCTCTTCTACAGAATTGACGAAATCACCTTGAGAAGCGAAATGAGCCTCAGAATGAGACTTCATCCACTCCAAACACTCAAATAAGGAAGCGTCCTTCAATAGAGTAACAAATTCATAGTGGTCCTTCAATTCACCACGAACAATCCTGACGCGTTGCAGATCGATGAACCAAGCATCTGGAATCATCTTACCTTTAACTTTGCTACCGTCAAGTCCACCAGTCTCCGGATCAGTATATTCTGGACGGAGGCGGATGTCCATGACGACTTCAAATCGTCGAAGAATAGAAACGGGTTCATTGGAAAAAGTACCAGCCATGAGATCTTTCTTATTCGTGGTCACTGATACCATTTTTGGTTGAATCATAACGTTACCCTTCAATTCCACATTTGGATTAAGTGCAGCCTTTGGAATATTATTCAAAAAGTCAATAATCTTGGCTGTAGGAGCAACATCATAGTGCTCAGATTTAGTGTTACCGTAATCGTCCATCGTCACGGCTGTGTGACAAGCTTTATATTCGGACTGAAATTTGTCACTGTCATTGAGAACGACAATGTGCTCCTTTTTACTAGGAAACTTGTTGTGATGCAAAAGAACCTTAAGCATAATTGAATTAATCATAGATTTTCCAACTGCTGAAGGTCCATAAAGCAAAGCACCATAAGGTTTTTCTCTTATACAAGAAGATTTCTGCGCCATAATAAGCGCTACACGTAACTTTTTCAACATAACTAACTTGTTAGAAATGGTATTGCGCATATAAACCGACGTTTCCATCTTAAGTTTCCCATAAAATTTTCCAATAAGAGTCTCTAATCGTAAGTCATACTCACTCTCGCTAAGAATTTCACTCGAAAAATCTTTAAGATCCTTCAACCTTCCAGCTTCCAAAAGAGGAAGAGCTGAAAGAAGAAGTGAATACTCAGCCTCATCTTCAGCGGCTTCGTTATCCTCATGCAAGAGCAATGAAATATCTTTGTGCACAAAAGCTGCAAAACCTCTTTCGAGGAAATAGCTAATTGTGTCAATAGTCATATCGAGAAAAGAAATGGAATCTTTTTGAAAATCCCAAGCCTTAGCTTGAAATAACTGAAACTCCCCACACTTAAGCGGATCTTTCTCCCAATCAGGAAGAAAACCAAACGTAACAAGAATATTGACAACATTGGTTAATTTTTGAGCTAAAGGGGAACTTTTATGTTTCCTCCAGTCCTTAAATAAACGTCTGAAGTCTTTAATCTGTTCATAAGATTCCTTAGCACCCTGAACGTCTAACATCTTCTTCGCATTCGAAATAACATCTTGAGCGCAGTCATAACCGTCGCATAAAAGCTTTTCAATCCAACTCTTTAATTTAAGAGTCATGGGTTGCGAATAATGAGTCCGTAAGTACAAATGTATCAACGAAAGTGCAGCTGGAATAGAACCAGCAGTGGAGAGTCCAACAACTAGTGCGGATAAATCCTCAATGCGGCACAAAACATTGGCGCCAAGGTCTCTGTGTGAAGATCCTTTATACCTATAAAACTCCTTCATCTCGTCAATCTTCTTTGACACTTTAAGAGCCTGATCGGCTCCATTTGCGGCTGAACGAGCAAAATTTAAATACTCAGTCCAACCGTGCGGATCAAGGGGTTTTTCAATCTTCTTATTACGACGTCGCTCGTTTTTCTCACGAAGCTGACGCCTTAACTGTTGTCGCTGTTCCTTCTTGTTGCGACGGCCACCAAGATGTTTTCTGTACTTATCTCGGTTAGCATTTTTGGAGGTATTAAGTTCATCCTCCTCGAATCCATCAACCTCCTGCGACTGCGCAGAAAGTAACATACGATCGATCTTCGCATGAATAAATTCGATATGTGACGCTGCTATAACGTGCGGAGCGTCGAAGTTGTAATCAAAGTCCTCGTATAATGAAGTGGATTCTTTAAAGAATTGCTCCATCTCATCAACATAGGAATAAATATGAATAGGGGGGGTGTCAGTCTCACTATGCCCGACCAACTGACTTGCGGGAAATGCCTTATTCGTAGTTAGAAGCTATTCGAGGGATATGGGTAATTAGCCCAACGCCCCCACTAAAAAGCCTTGGTGTAACAACATCTAATGCTGCCACACCCAATCTCGCCCATTAATCCTTAGCTCAAGCCTTTGCTAAGGTGGGCAGGCGCTGCGTAAAGCGTCCGACGCGGCTAGTCGTCCGTAATCAATAACGCAGTTCCAATCATAACAACGTTCAATACTATCAGAACATAAATACAAGGACTCGGGTTTTAAACCGAGTAAAGGCTCCTCAATTAAGTCTGCTTGCGTAAATAATAATTGCCAATCATGGCACCCTAATAAAAAAGGGGTTTGCGCCGGGTGGTGAAATCCGGTCTACCTACAATAAAAACATAACGTACAATCTGGCTACAATAGCCTATCGCTTATAGAACCTGCAAATAATGTGGGAGTAGAACGCCCATCACACCTACAGATTTACTAAAGAAACAAACTGCTTGAGACAGGCAGAACTCCAAGGCCAGGATCAAGGCCATCTAAAGTCCTAAGATTCCGTACACGTAAAACACGTGCACGG